AAGCAAATCTCCATTGTAAGCCATAACAGCATAACAAATATCGGTAGCAATTCCTCTCATAATCAGAAGATCTTCTTCGCTATAGCCACACAGGCGAGCGATGTTAATCAAGATTCTGAAAGCGGCAAACATGACTTGAGCAGGCATTCGAAGGTCGTACTTACTATAATCTCCAGCAAGGATACGATCTTTTCCAAATTTCCGCATATGATCTCCCATTTCGGACCAATCAGGCCCCATGCAATTCACTCCAACCGCGCATTCAGAGATAGCGGGGAATAGAGATAAAATTCGCACAATGGGAAGAAAATACATTCGAGTCAATAATTGCAAGACAACAGGGGCAGCTTGGAACACACGGACTTTGTCCTTGTCGAGTGGAGTAGGCTCATCTTTCAAACAAGCCTTGAATACTGGGTAATACCTTTCTTGATTTAGGTACGCTTCCTTTGCTTTCGCAACTTCATCCCAGAATTTCTCATCCAACTCGGCAGGGCACTGAAAACCTTCAAACATCTCAGGATCCAAATACGTCAAATGATTCCTTTTCGGACCACTCAACGGGTATCCAATAGAGGTATTCGGAGGCATCTTGTCCACAAATTTCTTTCCATCAATTCCACAAACTGTTTCCATCTTAGTCAATGGCTTCGTACCCTCACGTAGTGAAGAGTAGTCGGACAACAGTTTCTCAAAGGGCTCTTCATAATCCTCAACGGCTTTCGCCAGAAGATCACCTTCAAACCCATGAGATGGATTGCTGGAATGTTCCAAGGATGCTAGCCAAGGATCACCCTTGCGAAATTTAGGTTTGCCCCATTTGTTGGCAACACCACACACTTTTTCTACAGCAGAACTAATGTGTGACGTCACAACGTCAGAGTAATAAGTAACTCGACCAAGGCAAGAACCAAACACATGCATATTCGGTGCTTTACCTTCAACAATAGGCAATTTTCGCAAAGGGCTCTTCTCGTGAACGTCTGGGCCTTGGTAGAACTGAATTCCGTACTTTTCAGTCTCCATGGTTCCAGAACTGGCACTCAACAACACACCAGGAAGTGCGGCTAGTTGATTCATTGCTTCGTCAATTTGACTACGCAGAACCGTACCAGCGCATCCTTGTGGAGTGTCGTTGATTCCCCCCAAATGGAATCCAAGAAAGCAGGGTGATTTCGTTTCCGATACCACTGGAGACATACAAAGACCAACCTTAGTAGGAAAAGTCAATGTGT